TCTATCGGCGAAAGGAATGTAGTAACTATTTGAAACAACTAAGGGTTCTAGCTTTAGAACATAAGTGATAAAGCTAGTAACCTTAAAAGGAGACCATAAATGAGAACTATGTCAAAGAACGTAAGAAAGGCTTGCTTTTTAGCCGAAGAAATAAAAAAACAAATCAAAGACCGCAAGAGAGCCATGCTAGGAAAGGGAATGTTTAATAAACATACCCTTAAACACCTGTCTCTCGATTTTAATATCGAAGAAATGGTAAATAACTACCTATTTACACCAAAGGATAAAAAATGAACATAAAACAACAAATGAAAGATGCGCTAATTTTCATACCAAATGAAATGAGTGATTGGGGTTATCAGCTATGGAATAATTTCATATATGGAAATTATAGCATAAAAGACTACCGAGATTGTCTAGAAATGAGGAACGCGAACAATAGAAAACAAAGAGCCTTTGTGATTCATAACTACACAAGGCTTTTAGCCTTAGAGTTTAATTGCTCTTATGGATATGCACAAAAAGTGATAGTTGGATTGTTCGCGAAGGACAAGCTAGAATCAATAACAAATGAATTTATTAACGACTTAAATAAAATAGGAGAATAGCATGGAGTTTTATCATGGCAAAAATCATAGTATATGGAGTTATTGTATTTCACTAGGAGGATTTATTAGTGAAAATGGTCGCAAATATGACTTAGGCATATTTGAAGAGACTTGGAAAGATGGTAGTAAACACCAATCATTTGCCATTGTATATGGCAAAGAAGATAGTCATTATATATCAGGAGATATATTAGACCTAGACCATGAATTTGGAGGTTGGGGTAGCGGAGATTTTAGAACCGAGACTATTAAGAGATATAAAGAATATTTAGCAAAAAAGGAACAAGCATGAAACTAATAGAACGCGTAGTCAATTTTCTAGAATCCGATTTATTCGGATTTATTCTCGTGCTATGGGTGATTTTAGGACTTGCTCTGCAAATGCTGAGAGTCGCCCTTTAATATTATTTCTAGCATTGAGCTGTAAGTGAAAATGCTAGAAATAATAAAACAATTAACCAACAGCCGAAATCGGCAAAGGAATAAACATGAACTATTCACAAAGTGAACTTAGAGCAATGGCTCACAGTAGGGTCAAAAAATTAGCGATAGCTAAATGCAAACAGGGTGGTCTAAAAACATCTTGGATACAAACAACGTCCAAAGATGAATTAATTAAATTCATCACAGATGGCAGTAAACCAAAAACCGAACAAAAACCTACACCACAGCCTACACCACAGCCACAGACAGCTACACCACAACCACAAAGTGGTTCGCTAGAAGATATGCTAGCCGATAAGGTAGCAGAAAAGCTAGGAGATGGGATATACGATAGAGTATCAAAAGTAGAGGGCGATTTAATAAAAGCTTTTGGTAGCGAAACTGATAAGCTAGCCGACAAGGTAGATAAAAAAATCAGTTCTTTACAGCGACCTATAAAAGTCTATATCGACGATGTAGAAGTGGAAGATGTATCAGGTCTTAAACATAAGCAGTTTCCATTTGTGCTAGAATGCTTAAAACTCTTTAAAAGAGTTTGGTTATGTGGTCCGAGTGGGACTGGTAAGTCCCATTTGATTGAACAATGTGCTAAAGCATTGGGGTTTTCTACCGACGATAAAAACTACGAATATCTTAAAGGTAGCGCAGGAGTTACAGAATCTCATATGACAGGGAGAATGACATTTGATGGCACATTCATTGATGGCTCAGTATCAAGAGCATTCCGAGATGGTAGATTTCTATGTTTGGACGAATTTGACGGATTTGATGCAAATGCTGGTCTAGTATTTAATAGCGTGCTAGATAATCAAGGCGTTTTAGCGACACCAAACGATAAAGAGAACCCATTTGCTAGAAAACATAACGACTTTCATGTGGCAGTAGCAAGTAATACATGGGGCGATGGCAATGACTTCGACTTTGCAGGGAGAGGACAGCTTGACTTAGCTACGCTAGATAGATTGCAAGCTGTTAAAGTTTATGTCAACTATGATAAAAACATAGAGAGAGCGCTAGCAGGAAATTTCACAAATATGGCTGAATGTCTTTGGAGTCTTCGCAAAAGATGTAATGAAAATCATGTGAGACGAACTATTAGCACTAGGCTTTTTATTGACGGACAAAAATGGATGCTAGCAGGAAAAAATAACAGCAAGTTACTCGACATTATAACTACAGGATGGACAAAAGAGGAACTTGATAAGGTTAACATCAAAGAACTAAAAAAGGAGTATAAATAATGGACGAACTTTATAGCAAAATACTAGAACCGAAAATTGTTAAAGATGAATTTGAAGGAAAACACGCTATTATCCACATGCCTAATATGAGGACTATGCTTAAGTGCATTTACCAAAATAAAATATTTTGGAAAAAAATAGGCGAAGAGGGTTCTAGTCGTGAAAAGTGGACTTATGGCAGTGAGGTCGTAGGGCGAGAAAACCTACATAGAGCGCTTACGATTGGGCAAACATCTAATAAAGTTATTCGACTTTATCAAAAACTTCGCTCTGAAATGGATATGGATGGCAGAATCTCCAAATTTACAGGCAAAGGGTTGTCATGCAAACGTAGACGAGTAGTGAGAGACGATGGGGACGATTTAAGCATGGCTAGATTAATGGGTGGGCAAGACCAATATTGGTCTACTACCGAGAGAAAATCACAGCGTTCTAATGTTCGTATAGGAATGAATATGGCAATATCATGGAAACATAAAGAAAAAGACTTTGCAAGGCTTGGGGCTACGCTAGCTTTAATTAGCGACGTCCTAACTAAAATGGGCTTTGCTGTCGAGGTGCTAGCTTATAATTTTGTGAGATATAGCGGTAACAAATCTTGGAAATACTTTGGTATGTCAATACCAATTAAAATGCCTAACGAACCATTAGATATACATAGACTTATGAGTGCAGGTCTTTCGGGATTATTTAGGGATTATTGTTTCGGATTAATGGATAAAGAATACGGATTTTACACTGGCTTAGGTAGGCAGTGCGAAACTACAGACGCTTACAAAAAAGAACTTAATCTAATACATACCGTAGAGCAGAGATTTTGCAGGACAACCGAACAGGCTATTGACGGACTAGCGCAAACACTTCAAAAACTAGCAAATAAACCAAAATGGTTTAGGGGGTAACTATGATAAATCTTAAAAATCACTATCAGAACTTGAAAGTATTTATTAATTATTACTTGAAGCTTTAGTGAAAGTAATAATTAATTAAATAAAAGGAGTAGAAGTGACCGTAATTAGAACCGAAAATTTTGTAGTGTGCGATTTTTGCAACGAAGGAGCAGATACTTTTGGAGGTGTGCTAGTAGGTGGCACAGCTATATGTGGAAATTGTAGCGAAAAGCAGAAAATGACTATTAACGATGAGCCTAATATGAATTATGAATTTGCTGACGAAATAACAAAGTATTTTAATAACAAAAAAACATTTCAAGAAAACGTAGAACAGCATAGGCTAGAACAGTATGGCACTAGAGACGCTATAACGATTATAACCGATTGGGAAGTGTGAAAAACCAAGAACATTTATTAATTATTACTTGAGCTTTTAGTGAAAGTAATAATTAATTAAATAAAACAACCAACGAGGTGAACATGAAAAACCGATTAAAGGAAATAATAAAAAAAATCCATGTAGCTACTGATGACAACAACCAAATACAAGACATATTTCAAGAAATTATTTTGATGTGTACAACTATACAATTAGGAACTGTAGCGCAAGTTGTTAAAGAAAGCAGTTTGGACGAAATATCTACCAAAAAAAGAATTGAAATTGCAGGAAAATTAACTGCATCAATTAACGACCTAATAATGCCCTTGGTAAATGCAATAGAAAAACGTACAGATGGAAGGCATTCTTTTAACGGAACAAAATTAGCGAGAGATATGAACGCCATATCTGATGAAATGGAATTGATAGTCGAAACTAAAAACAAAGACAAAAACACACAAAGTGTGTCGGTCTCTGTTGGTAAAAAAATAGAATTACCCAAGGACATAGACGAAGAATTAATAAAAATGGCAATGGCTAGCAATCAACTAGGCAAAGCATAACCAATAACCCAAAAAAAAGGAGTCATTATATGACACTTCACGAAATAACACTAACAGATTCAACCAAAATTCTTATCACCAAAGATACTGTAAATGATAAAACATTTGGACAGATACGAGTTTGGACGAAACTAAAAGACAAAGAAGATTTTATCCCTACGAAAAAAGGCTTGGCTTTTGACCTGTCTAAAACAGGTGATATAGTACAGGGTCTTCTTGCTCTTGAAGACCATCAAGGTCAAGCATAAGCTAGCACGATAATGGGAGCAGTGGGGGTAGTTTTTTTCGGTCTATCCCCACTTGTATTAAGCAATAAAATAAAAAGGCAAAAAATAAAATGCAAAAAACACACCAAGCAGTTAACGAAGTTCTTATGACGAATGATTATTCAATATTTAAACCAATGAAACATAACAGGCATGTTTATGAGGCTCATATACACAGACTTATGAAAAGCATGTCCGAAAAACAATATGCAGTACCTATTGTAATCAATGAAAAAAACGAAATAGCTGACGGTCAAAACAGATTTGAGGCTATTAAAAATTTAAAATTGCCTGTTTATTATATCGTAATAAGTGGATTAACAATAGACGATGTTAAGCGACTTAATAAAGACAATAAAACATGGAGTGAAACAGATTATGCAGAAAGCTTTGCTTCTGAGGGTTGTGCTAGCTACAAAAGATACTTGCTTTTTAGAAGAGAATTTGGGTTTGGTCATTCTATTACGCTTACAATTTTAGCAGACCACACAAGTGACCAAAAATTTATGAGTCAAATGTTTTATGATGGAGCGCTTGAGGTTAAAGACTTTGAGCTAGCTCGGAGCAATGCGAAGAGACTAAGAGCTTGTAGGGAATATTACGACGGATGGAAAAACAGAGCCTTTGTGTATGCAATGTTAAAGCTTTTTAAAACATCTAATTTCGATTATAAGCGATTTATGTCCAAGCTGAGTCAAAAGCCTGTTGAATTAATACGAAATTTAAGGCTTATACGGAATATTGTAGATGCGAACAGGGCAATTGAAGACATTTATAACTATAAATGCTCTGATGCAAAAAGAGTTAGGCTTTATTAATTATTACTGCAACTTTAGTGAAAGTAATAATTAATTAAACAATAAAAAAAGGAGCGAAAATATGGGTTTAGACATGAACTTGTATCAAAATATATATTATGGCGGTAAATGGCGAGTAAAAGGTGGGCATAACGAACCCCATACTTTGCAATTAAGTGGCGAATTTGCAAAAAAACACAATATTAAAAATGACGATATAACAGAAATCGTAAAAGAAGTAGCCTATTGGCGAAAAGCCAATGCAATACATGGATGGTTTATAAAAAATTGTACTAATGATGGCATAGACGATTGCAAACCACTAGAAGTAAGTTGGGAGCATATAGAAGAATTGTACAATTTATGCGTTTTAGTAGCTACACATTATGAAAATGGCGAACTTAATAAATGCGCTGAACTCCTACCACCACAAAGTGGTTTTTTCTTTGGGGATGTTGATATAAATGAGTGGTATTACGAAGATGTAAAATACACAATAGGTGTTCTAGCGCCATATTTAGACCTAGACAGGGAGTTAATGCTATACAACAACTTTACATACCACGCTAGTTGGTAAGGGGGAAATATGGAATATTTTATTGCAAGACCAATAAACGGAATAAGTATAAATGGGAATGAATATTTGTTAGACGAAAATAACAGAAGGATGCGCTTTAAAACGAGAGAAGAATGCCTAGATTTTATTAAAAAAAATATCACAGAAAAATCACCAGAAGATTATTTGTGGGAAGAAGAAATAACAAAGGGGGAAAAATGAGCGAAGTAATAACATATCGAGATGGTTTTAATAATAAAAACTCAATCGCACTTATATGGCACATTGACGATGTTAAGCATGCATTACATGAGTTAAAAACGCTCGATTGGTTTATTAAAAAATACGAACACACTGCAAAACTCACCGACGAAGATTGTATGGAGATACTTGAAAACGTTGAAAGGCGACACGATGCTAGCATGGGAGTTTCTTGGGATACAATAGAGTGCTACATTGAGGAATTTCTTGATAATTAAGGAGTAAAAATGAAGTGTCATATATGTAATAAGCATAAAATAAAAATAAAAGATTATCGTTTTATTGATAGCGTCGGTCTTCAAGGTGGTGTGTTAGCTTGTAAGTATTGTTTCAGCTTAAACGATGTAACTATCGTAGAAATAATAAAAAACAACTTAAATCCTAAAACTTTTTACACAAAGGAGAAATAAATGGCAAAATGTATAACAGAATATATAGACGATTGGTGTCGTGACACCTTTGGTCATACAAATTGGGAATTTTACAATGTTGATAATGAAAGTGAATACTATGAAAAATATAAAGATTTAAACATAGCGGTGTTTAAAAAAGAAAAAAAGGAGCAAAAATGAGCATATTTAGAGAAAATGCAGAATACTTAGAGGAAATAATAGACAATATGCTAGCTGAAAAACAGCTAGTAGTCAATAAACTTGGCGAATTAGCTACAGACATAGAAGAAGAACTAACTAAAGACTATGGAGATGAAGATGGGGATTTTGATATAGATGGTTGGGATACAAATAGCGATGGCGAAGTTATAGCTTTTGACATAGGATATAGAAACGCTTGCTTGAACGCTATAAGACTATTAAAAGAACAAAACTTTGTTGGAGACGGCGAGGGAAGATTAAAGGGGGAAAACTAACAAATGAAAGAATATCATTGGACAATAACCGCAAGTGGGTTTGTAAAGGCGGATTCAATTAAAAAAGCTAAGAAAAAACTAAAAGAAAACGCGATTGGTTTTGTAATGGACGACGAAAAATATTTAGAAATCAAAGTAGAATTAACATAAACAAAGGAGAAAAAATGAGAACATGCAAAATAGTAGAAATAACAGAAAAAGAACCCACGCTAGAAGAATTACAAGAAATAGTAGGTGGTTACATAGAGATTGTTACATCTAAAAATGGAGATGCAGACATAGTTATGGATGAAGAGGGTAAATTAAAAAATAAAAATATTAATGTTTACGCCACACAACTATGGCAAGGTCGAGATATTCGTAATTGGGATGACGTTATTTGTGGGGATGTAGCAGTATGTAAAGACAAAGCTAGATTGAGGTAATGTCGGAATAGGTACAACCACGCCTTTTATTTATGTAGCTAGCGCGGTTTTTATATCTTTTGTTGTTGGGTAAATTTTATTATCCGCGTCATCTTTTGATAACATAAATTTATTAGATTCTATTTTTTCTTTTTTCCACTCCTCTTCTTTATCCATCACACCCAAAGGGGAAAACTTGTAACTCACATTAGCAGGAACATCGTTCCAGTGTCTAAGTTCTAGCGCAAGCTTTTCTATTTCTTTAAAGGCAGTTCCTTTACCCAACTTACCTTTTCTAGCATATTGACAAATTTGTAATATTCCATCTGTAACCTGATATACTTTGCTAGCGCTGTTTTTAAGGTGTGCGCCTAAATGGTCTCTTTGTTCTTGGTAATCTTTTTTAAGCATGTTTAATCCTTTTCTAGCTCAGCTTCAGTCTTCGCTTCAGTCTTCGCTGCGGGCGTCGCTGCGGGCGTTCTAGCTTCTAATAGTTTTACTCGTTCTTGGATGTCACAAACTTTATAATAAATCTCGTTAAGTTTTTCTTTTGTTTTTTTGTATTTTATTGCATCATACCATCTTTTTAAATAATGATATATTATTATCGCAAAAAGAACAATAGTAACCATAAACACATCAAATGCGGTTTCCTGTAGAGATTGTAACCAAAAATTATTCATTTTCTCTCCTTTTTTATTTGTATCAATTTAGCTGTTATATACACTAAAGCATCAGCTACTTCTTCTAAAGTTTCATCAATCCAATCTCTACCGTCAAAAGGATTTAACTCGTCTTCATATTCTCGTTTTCCCTTTTCCAATCTATCCTCTATTAATTTAATTATTTCTTTATTCATTTAAATGGCGATTCAAGGAATTTTTTTAATCCATCTCTTATCTTTTTAAAGAATATATCTTCTTTTCCTTTAAAATTATTGGGAATATTTTTCTTTTTTCTAGGCATCACTCCTCCTGAATATTTCTTTAATATATTTTTGATATAATTCTAATAACATTAAAACCATAAAAAACCCTATACACCACAAAATAAATGACACGCCAAGTAAAAATAAATTAACTATCCATTCGGCTATATCTAACATTACCATAATAACTCCTCTTGTTTCAAAGATAAGGCGCACATGAGGAGATTGCTATGCGGAGCAATAAGTAGGTTTGTTGTAGTTGTGAGTAACCTATGAGACATGTGCGCCTTTAGTTTTTTTTATACAAAAAGAACATATTTCTCTTTGTCTTTTGTATGTTGGAAAATTATCATAATGTAGCAACATATTTTTTTTATTATTTTGTCTTGTAATCTCCCAACATCTATTACATTTTTTACAGTATTTAATATTATCATCTGCTTTTTTGCCATCAAAAAAATCACTTCTTTGATATTTTTTTGGGGTGCGTCTTGTCATCCTTTCTTTAAGATTTTCTAGCGCCAACCATATACATCTTATTATGTATTACCGCACCCCAAATGATTTAGTTAAATTAGAAACTAAGCTATTAATATCTTTTTTACTACTACTATTATCGTTTGTTCTAGCATCATTTCCAGATTCTCTTAAAACCTGTCTGGATTTAGCGTCTTTTTCAATTGCTAGCTGTTGAAGTACGCTATTCCTAGATTCCCAATAACCATCGCCACATTCACATATTGAAAATTTACCAGCTAGGTCTTCTTGTGTGGTTTTTTCACTGCCACATTCCTTACACATCCATTTATATTCTTTTTTATGTTTAAGCATTTTAATACTTTCTGTGTTCGTAATTAATTCGTCTTTAAACCTTTCTTGGTGTAGCCATGTGCTAGCCATAGGAATATATTCAGGTTCAGTTCCTGATATTTTCCATTGTTTAATGTATCCCTTTAATCCGTTTAAAATATCGTCTTTTGTAGCGCCTGCTTTTCGTAGCTGTACATATTTATCATTAGCTCTTTTTTTATTATCTCTCCTAGGATATAAAGTCCAAAATTCATTTTCAAATTCTTTATTTAAAGTTATTCTTGAAATAGTTTTTTTATTTTTATTTATTTCTATTTCCTTTTCTATTTCTATTTCTTTATTAGAATTAGATGGCTGTGCTATAGCTGTGCTATTGCTGTGCCATCTTTTCATAGCACCTTTCTTACCATTTTTACTTTTTCTCTCTCTATCTGCTAACATATTTGCTCTTTCTTCTTCAAGTCTTGGATTATACATTTTCCCATTTTCTTCATAAAAACAAGGACTTACCATTTTCCAATGCTTTTCAAAATCCTTGCAGTCCTCACAGAGCTTCTTTAAATGTTTCATATTTGACGGTATAGAGCCTTCAATCCACTCATGTAGTAGTAGGGTTATGTAAATCCCTCTTTGGGTCATATTCATTAGTTTTACATTCATATCTGATAAAAAATCACCTGCATACATATGAAATGATGGCGATTTTCCTGTTTTTCTTGGCATATTTTCTCCTATTTGTTTTGCTTAACGATTATATCTTCAACTTTTACAGAAAAATGTTCTATTTTTGGAAATCTATTTTCAATAAACACTTGTTTATCAGTAATAGCTCTAATGTTTCCACTAATAAAAACAGTATCTCCATCAGAGTTAACTGTTTTAGCTGTTACTCTATCTCCAATTTTATAACTATTTTCCATTTTTTTTCTCACTAGATATAATTTTTAAAAATTTTTCATATGGTATTATAGCGTATATTGTACCCCTATCTTCTTTTACAACTTGAGCATCAACTAATTCAATATCAGGTTTTACCCAACTCGCTATATTTTTTCTAACCTTACACTGTATTCTCCATTTATTTTTATTTTCACCCACAACAACATCAACTTCTTTATTTTCACCTAAAGCTCTACCGTCGCTACCGTAAGCTCTCTCAGATTTTAATCCAAAATCCTTAGCCATATTAACGACCTCTCTCTCAAATCGGTTTCCTTTTTGTTTACTTCTACTAGGCATAAACAAAGGGAGCTAGAAAGAGAGAGGAAAAGAGAGTCCTAGAACTCCCCTTGTTTATTATTTTTTTATGACAAAGCAAGACTATAATTATCTCCAACAATTGTAGGGTTGTGATAAACATACTTAGCATATTGCATAACTTTTCCTGTAATAGAGTTTTTATGGGTTATTTTTTTTGTCTCAATATTATGACCGTCTGCTCTCAATCTTAAAATAACATCAGCAACTCTCGTAATATGAAAGTCTTGTATTGCTTGCCATGATGTTATACTTTTTTCTTTTTTCAAAAAATCAAGTATAATTTCTTTTTGTGTTGGTTTTTTAGAATGGCAAATCATTACTAACCTCTTCAATTTTCCTTGAAAACTCACTATCAAGCTCATTTAAAATCTCTTCTCCTTCCTGTGTTTGAGCCTCATTAAACTCTTCAGATTCATCAACAGGAGCTTGTTTTGGTTTATCGCTAGAATTTTGTGCTATACGAGTAACGATTTCAGCATTAGCCATAAATTTCCAACTTTCATTGTCAGAGTTTTCCGCTATCCATTCTAAATAATCTAAAGGTATTTCCTTCCAAGGCGTTCCTTTATATTTTCCAAATTGTATTGGATTTTCTCTTCCTATTTCCCAATCTATTTCTCCATTACTATCGTTTGATTTTTTATTGTTAGGCGTTGGTTTTTTGACGTTATTTTGCTGACTAATAGCGTTAGTGACTTCATCGGCTGATGCAAATTCAGTTCCCCCTAAACCTGCGCTAGCTAAAGCCCTACCTATTGCAGATGTCTCACAGTTTTCAAGAGCAGAGGTTTTATTTATCATTGAACTATTATAAACCTCAAGTGCATGTCCTGTATATGTAGAACCATTTACAGTTACTGTCGTTTTCATCATAACGGTGTTTTCATCGTTATGTAAAATTTCAGTAATAATACTTTTTTCTACATCCTTATTGTTTTGATGGAAAAGCTCTACTCGCTCCGCTACTGTTCGATATTCTTTTCCATGTATATTAACTGGCATATTGTCTCCTATTTGTTTTGCTTGTTGGTTTTATAAGAAAATTTAGTTTCTATTTTTTCTGAGTACCCACTTGGTATATCACCATTATTTACAATATAATTTAAAATAGCTTTTTTGTCAGGTTTTTCGGTAACTCTAGTTGGGATATTATTTTTATAAGAAAACTTTACCAACTCATCGTCTTCTCCAAAAGTCCTAAAAGTCCTAGTAGTCATTCTTAAAGAACCATTGGGGGTATTAACTGTCTTCTTTCCACTAGCCATTGAGCTTACCATATACGTTTCTAGCAAATTTATTCTGTATGATATTTGTTTTTGAATTGAATCAATTTTCCTGTCGTAAAACTCAGAGGACTCTTGTTTTTTATATATAATATCATCAATTTCGTTCTCTAATTGTGATATTTTCCATAAAACTTGGTCTGCATGGATTTCAGATAAGTTGTCCTCTCTTTCTCCGTCTAGCTCTTCAATTATTACTTTGTTTTTTTCGCTCATAAATTAACCTCCTTACCTATCGCATCCCAATCGGGTTCGGGGGTTGGTAGTTCTTTATTACACTTTTCACAAAAAAACATTTCAGGTACATTTGTTTCAAATTCATACGGCTGATAAAACGGAATATGTTTTTTGCATTTTATTTTTTTATTTTTCAAAATTTTGCTCTCCTTCAAGTATTTCTTTCTTAATCCTCTCAAAATCCTTCCAAAGACTATCAAACATTTTTTCATAATATTCATTTCCTAAATTAGCAGACGCTTGCTTAGCCATAACTAACGCCATTATAGTATGTGTTATTTCAGATTTTGTAAGCTTAATTACCGCACTTGAATCTTTTGAGTTATTTTGTCGCATTTACTATACCATTTATAACTATTTGGTTAAAATATGTGCATTTGTTTGTACTTGCTATGCAATCTTTTCCAATAAATCTGCTATCTGCAACTATTTTTAGCTTACCATTTATTCTTCTAAACATAATCCCAAGGCACTTACCATTATAGTAATTTGCACATTCTTTTTTTGCTACCGATTCTAATTTCTTCATTACTTCCTTTTAATTATTAGTTCTTTCACTAACGTTACAGAACTAATAATTAAAGGTTAGTTAATGGTTTAAACTCGGATTGCTGTACAAAATTCAAAAGCTCAACCTTCATAATAATAAAGTTTTTTCCGGGTTTACTTGCTCGCAGTTTACCTGTGTGAATATATTTCCAAACTGTTTTTTTGGATACTTTTAATTCGTCAGCTACTTGAGAGACAGTTAAAAAATCTTGCAATTATAACCTCCAATACGTTAAAAATTTAAGTTCTTTTGTAGACCTTTATCGGAAGTTAGGGGATTTTAGTAATTAAATCAAATGTTTAATTTCTTTTTTAACTTAGAAATGATGGGTTTTCGAGCTTTTAATATCTCACCGCTATATAAAGTTACCCCGTTATGAATGCTGTGAGGAATAATTTGAAATAGTCCATTTTTATCCTGATAATTGACAATTGCGAATCCTTGTTGCCAATCGTTTCTAGCGCTGAAGGCTGGAACTATATTAGGTTCTATGCGAGCTATCGTACCGGGCGAATATGCTACATATGTTCTAATACCCTTTCGAGGGTGTACTGTTTTTTGAGCCATTTCGTGTCTGTGGATATGTCCTACAATTTCAGAATTTCTAGCTTGAGCTAGGATAGCCTTAACCGTGTCTGCGTTTCCTTTTCTAGCAATAGTCCCATGAGATACTCTTAAATTGTCATTTAACCAATATTCTCCTGCTGGATAAGGACCGCAATATTCCACATCTAAATCATCCAAAGCTAGCAAAGTGGATATTGTCATTTGAATTTTTTTCGGTTCATTGGCAGGTTTTAAATTGTACGCAGCGATTATATTTCTAGCAATAGCTTTACTCATTCTTAGCTCGTGATTGCCTTCAATATATATCATCTTGTCGCAATGTTGTCTAAATTCTTTGGTCCACCAATGAAGTTCATTAATTGCTGGTTGTGTCGTAAAAAAGAATTCTGGGGAAACTAAAAACTTATCAGACCATTCTGGAAGGTCTAGCATATCCCCAAGATATATTATAGTGTCTGGCTTTTCTAGCTCAGCAACCTGAAGAACGCAGTCAAGAGCTTCCCTGTCATGGAACGGGTCTAAAACTCCAGTATTTATATCTTTTCTAAAACCAAATTGAGCATCTGGAATTATTAACGCTTTCTTAAATTTATTAAGTTTTTTTGGTTTTTCTTTTGGTTTTTTAAAGTTTATAGGGGCAATCGGAACAACATGCGGAAACTCTACCTCTACTGGTTTAATTCTAACTAACCACGCTTTCACCTGAAATAAAGGTCTGTGTACAATAGCATCATTAGTTTTCATAGCGGTTTCCCACTTATTAACTACATATCTATCAACTTTCCAAATATCAGTATCTACATCGCAAGATTTTAAAAGTTCGTCTAATGTTTTAGGATTTTCTTCACCTCTATAATCTAAAACAGCGTAATTACCTAAAACCTCTACGTTTTCACCAATTTTTTTACCTAAATTATCTTCCATATCAAATCCATCAGGATGATATGAGTGCGATTGTTTATATCCAGTAGCTAAATTTCTACTAGCAGGAATAGATAGTTTCCCTTTTCTTTTTAGGTGTCTTATTTTTTCCGCAGTAAAAACATCGTTTGGAAATTCTCTAGACATTACGTCGGCTACTTGAGCGTAAGAATGACCTTTCGCAATCAACTCGGACACCCTACTTAGTTTTTCTTCAGACCAAAAAACAGATTGAGTTCTCATTTTTATATTATATAATAAAATTATCCATATTTAACAACTATTTCCTTGAAATGGTCTACCGTCCCTGCTCCTTTATGTGTGTTATAAAAAGCTTTCCACATTACAGCTTGGTCGTCTAAAGACTTTGCCATTGGCTTGGGAACTCTCCAATAATGAAGTCGGCAAACAACTATTTGAGCTTTAATGTTAGTAGTTAAGACATCTTTCCATTTTTTTTCATCAGGATTTGTAAAATAACTCCAATCAAGGTGACATATTTCAGCTATTTTTTTTAACAATTCTTTTCTGTATTGTAAATAATCAGTACACAAAGAAACAACTACCCAAGGTTCGCATTGGAAAAAGCCTCTAGCTACGTTACTTCCTCCTTTTTGCATTAAGTATTTATATTTAGATTCAACTAATCCAGTTCTATATACCATCATCATAGCATCGTCGCTAGCATATTTAGAACCCATTTGCTTTAAAGTGTCTTTTATAACGCTCAATACTTGAATGGAATTAAGCAATTTAAATACCTAATTTTTTCAGCAAGACGCCTCTAATTATTTTCCAAAGCGCCTCAAGTATAGCTTTTTCTGTTTTCTCACTAATAATTGGTATGTCAATTGCTTTATTTAATTCATCAATAATTTCATCTTTTGTTGAATCTCCTAAGACTTCATCAGCTATCATTTTCATTAACATGTTATTTTTCCTTTATCTTTTTTGTTTTTAAATATAAATAATAAATTTGCACTGCAAACATAATACACATAAGTACGCCCGATAATAAATCCGTCCAATATACCATACCCAAACCGGTACTTATTGTTGTTACCTTTAAACTATCCATATTAATCTATGCTTCATTTTCTCAACCTATCTAGTTCCTTCTCTAAGTATTCAATTCTTTGATTTTGTTTAATATCTGCTGGGATTTCTGCATTTTGATTTTCTCTAGCATCTTCTTCTATTCTACTAATATGTTCTTCATTAATACTTACTTGATATTCTAAAAAAGATATTCTAGAATTTAACTCACCATATCCCCATACCATAGCGCCTATTAGCCCGATAGCTTGAAAAAGCATTGGCAGCGATATGCTTAAACTACTTGAGTCTGATATTGGTTTAGTGTTTTCCATTAATCCTGCTTAAAGACCCTTCAATTCGTGACACTTGATTATCCAAGTCGTTTATTTCTTTTGTTATTGCGTCAAATTTTCTATCTAACTTATCATCGCTAGCATTCCACCTAGAAATAAGTTTTATTATCATTCCCTCCATGTTCTCTAGCGTTTCAGATTGTCCTTTATTTTCTACTTTTAGGCTCTCAAGAGTTTCTTGTTGCTGTGCCGACTTATTTGATAAAGATATAACCAAGTACACAAACATTGCACCAACTACGCCTATCATCCCAGCTTCTCCGTAAACTGCCATGAAATCCATTATTTCTTTTTCCTTTTTCTCCACGAAAGTGGGTTAATATTGAGTTCCTTTTCATAGAACTTTAATTTATTTTCAAGTTCTTCTAGTTGTGCAGATTCTTCCAGCTGATGTTTAGCCAAGAGATTGCGAATTTCATTATGAGCCTCCAACACCTCTTCTTCAAGATTTTTAATTCTATCTTGCAAACTGAACCAACCATATAGGATTGAACCACCAATAAGCAAAATGTTAACCAAAAATTTAAAGTTAAATGATAACACGAGGTTGTCGTCAATAACATTAGTCCTATAAGACCTAGCAGTTTTTGGTTTTTCATTCATTGAACCTTTATGTTTTCCCATTGTCCATGTAAAAAGCACCAATTATCCCCATGACTAACTTTATCAGCATACCAATGCTGAGTTGAGTCATGTGCTATTATTTCTATATGAACAGCGTTTCTCGTTGTGTCAGAGGGGTTTATTTCATACCCTGCTATACTCCACCCGGGATTGCAATTTGTCAACATAAATATAGGAAATAGGAATATTGTAACTTTTGCTAATAACTTTTTTTTCTGCATATATAAACATCTCTCTAACTTTAGACCCAAGTTCTGAGTCATTTGGGTATTTTTTAATTAATTTTTTAATTTTTTTTTTCATTATACGTCGTCAATTATAGCACCAACTATACACTGAACGTTTCCGCCTCCTGTCCCAGCTGCGTTTGCTTGCCCTGCAATAGCGTGAATATTTTGTTTTTGAGTGCTAGGAAGCCTCGCATACCAAGACATTCCAGCTGGAATTTCTATGCTGTCTGCTAAGTTATGCGCTGCGGTACCAGCATCTAAGCAAATATATACACTATCAGTAGTTGAGTTAGTGCCATTAGTAGTTCCGGTATTTTTAATAAAAAGAAACTTACATAAATCAGTTGCTGCGGCTTCTGCTTTACTTCCACCAACTGCAAGACCTGCTTTCTTTGAAATAGTTTCGTCTCCTAACAAATCCCCGCTTGTTGTAGTTACGTTTGTAATTTGAATATACCAACCTTCAGTTGCATCAGCTGGTGTATATGAAAATATTTCATTTGTAAATGTTTTTCTATATTCTTCAGGGAGAATACTTGCCGTTAGAACTATTGAGCCTGAATCTGCCATAATTTTATCCTTTATTTAAATGTATTGAATGACCTTCGTTTTTTATAATTATCCTAGATAAAAGCTTAGATTTACTTTCAGAGCTAGCATATGCTATATTTCTTTTATCGTAAAAATCTTTTATTTCTGCTTTAGTATTTGCGTCAGTAGGGTAATCCTCTTGAGAAGTAGCAACACCATTAATTATATGATGTTTTCCTATTATTAATCTACCATGCCCATTATCGTGTTTTTTAGAACACTCTGATACATAAAATTCTTCAACAACTTTAAAGCTATTACTTTTTTTAGCTATCGAGCCGTCAATGTCTACAAAATATGTGTACGACGAAGGGTAAGTCAGAGTCTCTTTAGTTCCATCTGGATAAGTTTTTACGCGAGTAGAACCCGGAGATGTGTTTTTATGAAGCCTAATTCGATGACCCTGACTACACCTTCTTACAATCATGCTTCTACTTCAGCCTCAACAACTTTAGCTTCTAAAGCTTTTTTAAGTTCTGTTAAACCTTTTTGAAACTTTTCTACAAATACCTTTTCACATTCAACTAATTGTTGTCTCATAAAAGCATTTGTGTTTAGCTTATTTTTTATGTCTCTTACATGGTCTTGGTCTAATCCAACCTGACCTGCAAGTTCTCTTTGTGAATCAGTCATATCCTCGATAACGTATTCTTCTCCATCGAGATTCAAAACTGGCTTTTCTTTTTGTTTTTTAGCCATTATTTACTCCTTGTTTAGTTAATTAAAGTTTGTTTTCTAATTCTGTTACTTTTGCAGATAATTCTTGAACTGCTTTAATTAAAGGAAAAATAAGATTTCCATAAGTTAAAGTTTTAATTCCAGATTCTTGAGTTGGAGCATAAGTCTCAACATTAGATATATTATGTTTTTTTAATGCTTCCTCAACTTCTTGTGCAATAAAACCAACTTGTGTTTCTGTTGGGTCATCTGGTTTTAAATCTGGATTATTATACATAGGATGTTTTATTTCATCTGGATAATCAGCAGGATTTTTATAGATATATGTTTTTAATTGTAACTCTTTTATAAAATCCAATCCATTTATATTATAATCTTTGACATCTTTTTTAGTTCGCTCATCAGATGAATAAGCAGTAATGCTTGTTACTTGAGCCTTAATTGCACTTACAGATGTATTTCCTAATGCTATCTCATTGTTACCAGTACCTGTTGTTCCTCTACCTATTACAGTTTGATTTGTAGGTGTTGAGTCAGCACTTACTGCTGTTGCTTGACCTATAAGTGTATTTTGAATACCACTCGTTAAGTCATTTGTACCAGTTGTTCCAGATTCAGCACCGATTAAAGTGTTAGCATATCCAGCTACAATTAAATCTCCAGCAGACCAACCCACCGCAGTATTAGAACCAGTATCATTGTTTTGAGCAGATAATGCTTGATAACCTACAGCAGTTGACCTATTACCCTCATCTTCAGCATCTAAAGCTTGATACCCAATAGCTGTATTTCCAGCTCCAGATGTACAAGCCCCAAGAGCAGATGCCCCAATAGCTACAGTTCCAGTTTGAGTATGAGCTGCAGCTAAAGCAGATTTTCCTACAACAACACAACTAGCCGCTCCATCTACATTAGCATTTAGAGCATCGTGTCCTACTACTGTATTATTTGCACCAATAGTACCAACAGTAACTGCACCAGAACCTACAATAGTATTTCCACTTGTTGTTGTTATTGTTTTTCCAGCGTCATATCCTATAGCGAGGTTACTAGCTCCAGATGTAAGTGCAGTTAAAGAATTTGCTCCTATTGCTACTGTGCCAGAAGATTCATCAACTCCATTCGTACTATCTAAAGCACCAGCTAAAGCATTACTACCAATAGCAACACAGTCGTTTACTTGTTCTGTACCAATAGCTCCGCTCATAGCATTATAACCTATTGCAACATTATCATCAGTTTCTGTAGTGCCTTGTACCAATGCATCCTTGCCAATAGCTACATTATTTACACCCGTAGTAAGAGCAACAGCCGCACCATGACCCACAGCAACATTATAATTACCACCATTCGCTATTGCGGCACCAGCAGCATATCCAAAAACTGTATTACCAGTTCCATCATCATTATTACTTAATGAAATGCGAGAGTTTTCATCTAATATCATAGCAGTTAATGCGGCTGAATTACTATTAGCTTGAAAATGAAGTTTTGCTGGGACAATACTAGAACCACTTGAACCATTTTGAGTGGCAAATATACCCGCTCCTCTTGCAAATGCAGAACTACTATTTACTCCTTCAAAACCAATAAAACCTAAATAATGCCCATCTGTTGTTTGAGTAATTGTTCCTAATGTGTCATTGTGAGATTTTCTAAATTTAAGAACTGGAACATTAGAAGTTGTATCTGAATAACTATCTATGTTTGTAATAGTATCACCAGTACTTTCGATTGATAAATTAAAATCTGGAGAAGAAGTTCCAATTCCTACGTTTCCTGCTGATGTGATACGAACTCTCTCAGCCGCAGTACCAGCACTTCCAGTTTCAAGAGTTATGTCTCCAGAATTTTCATCAGTACCTTGAGTTCTAAATCGAATGGCGGCAATCCTATTTCCAGCACCAGCTTGTGCTTCAATTACACCAACTGTGTAATTGTTTGCTAAACCTGTGTTTGTGTTAGCTAAAACTAACGCTGAAGATTGAGAACCACTCGCAGTTGTTATCGTTTGATTCGGTGACCAAGTCGCTACTGGAGAGCCACCAATTCCTACATTCCCAGAACTATTAATTGTAACATCTGTCGCACCATCATTTGTACCAAAAGTCATAGCATTTGAACCATGGTCATAATTTATTAACCCAGCAGTTGAACCATCTGAAAAAATAATTCCAGAATTTTTATCGGCTGGTGTTAATAATTCTATATATGTATGGTCATTTTCTTCAATTAATAAACCAACATTTGCATCAGAAGAAGCAAGACTTGCATCAGATGTCATTATGTGGACTGTTCTTTCTGGAGAAGCAGTTCCAATTCCTATATTTCCAGATTGCAAAACAAGAGTAGATGTTAAAGTTCCAGCTTTCATGGTCCTAAAAGTCATAGAACCATCTTCTGAACCATCACTTACATCGTCAGTTGATACATAGTGGTCAGCATAAGTTGTTAATTCTGGAGTGCCAGCATCATTGTATGCTTGATATTGGAATTGACCAACCTCATCTCCATCGTTGGCTGAACCGCTATTGCTTTTTTTAAAAGTTATAAAAGCTGGGCTATCGTCATTATTGCTATTTTCAAGTGTAAATATTGGATGATTCGATGAAGATGACGTTATTGTCATATCTCCAGTAATCGTTTCACTTATATTAGCGGCACTATCACCATTTACAGTTAAGTCACCGTCGATGACTACATCGCCAGATAATGTACCGCCTGCACTTACATTTTTAGATGTATTATTTATTATTGAGCGAAACATATTATACCTCGACTAATCTTAAAGTTTTAGTACCAACAGATGTTACTTGTTTAAAGTGAACTGTTATTGCGGTTGTTGCAATAGATTTTAGTCCATTAGGCACTCGAATGCTCATTAAAGTTTGAGCTGGTAAAATTACATCATTACCTGTAGAAATTGTATCGCTTGTAAGTTGGTCAAATCTTACATAGACATCTGAATCAGAATAAATTAATATCGAATTTGTGCTAGCATCTAATGTTTTATAAGCATGCGCTGCGCTTGATATAGTTAGCGCGCTAGAAACGCTCCAAACACCTGATACATCGGCATTTAGGGATTCTACAACCGTTTTCTGATGGGCTTTTGATGGCAAATAATTAGCCATAATATTCTCCTTGTTTTTTTGTGCGCCTTACCGCCCGAGAATGGCTGACATGGACGCATCAATTATTAAATATAGGAGAATTTACAAAAGGCAGGTATAAAAATAATATAGTAAAATAAAAAATTATTGCAAATATTCGCCAAATATTTCTTCTACTGTTCTTTCTGGTGTTCCAGCTCGCATTTTTCTTAAATAATTTTCCCTATCTTCTGGCGTTTGAAATTCACCACTTATTTCTTTAGTTTTCATAATTGCACTTGGAACGGCTAAGTCTTTTGTAAAAAAAAGTTTTCTATATGTGCTAATATATTTTTCTTTTATTTCATTGATTTTTTTTCGACGTATTGCTGGAGGAATTTTTTGATATTCTTCCGTTTGTACTATTTTTGATAAAAAATTATACAATTCTTGCCCAGATGCTTGAATTAACGCATAGTGTTCTTTTGGGGTTAGCTTTATCTTTGCTAAATCAGAGGAAGTAAAAAATGCGCTAGCAGGCTTAAATCCTTTTCCTTGGTCAAAATAAATTTCTTGTATTTCTTTATATACTTGGTCATTTTTGGGTTGTGTTTCCCTCCATGCTAGCAAACCACCAGTGGGGTCTGGTTTAGGTATTTCGTTACCAAATGGGTCTAGCGCTGGCAAGTTGCTACCCTCTATAAACCAAGGTAACACGCTTTCTGCTTGGCTTTCTAATATTTCTATATAATTTGTATTTTCGTCGTAATCTGCTAGCTTAAATCTTTTTGTTCTAACAGGGTCAACAACACTAAGCCATTGTCTATATGTACCCGGGACTGTCATTCCAGCTACAAAGTTAAACGAAAAATCTAACCAATCTTTTCTACCGTGCATTGCTTTAAATAAATCTCCAGTTCCTGCAAGAAATGGATTTTCTGCAAATGATTTACCTAATTCAAAAGTTACATCTTTTACCATATTTCCATATTTTTCTATATTTTCATCACTAGCATACGCGTCTTTTTCGGTTCTTTGTAACGCCTCAATTAACGTTAAATAACTTGACATAGGTTCAAATCCACGATAACTAACCCAGCTCCCATCTGCTAATTTTAAAGCATATTCTTGCTGACCATCTACAGTCCTCATATTTCTTTCCTCTGCGGACATGTCTGACCAATCACCCGTAAGGTTACCCATAGCGTTTTCAACTAAAAATTCGTTTAATAAATACATAGTACCAAGACCAGTAGATATTTTTCCAACTTCAGTTGCTAGCTTTCTACTTCCTGCACCCTCTCTGCTAAAAGCTTCAACTAAACCTTGCCTAAAATCTTTCATAAATACATTAAGGGGAGTGTGTTCTAGCGTATATTTAAATAAATTGCCAGCAGTGTTAAAAAATGGAACTAGCATTTGAGTTACCGCAGCTCCTCTAGTATTTCCAGTTCTTAATTTATTTGCCCAAGCACCAATACCTTTTAGTTCTCGCTGAAATGTTACATATTCTCCATCTTTTCTAGCTTGCTCCATAAACTTAGCATCTAAAGATTGTGTTTCTATAATTTCATTTGCCCTTTGTAAGATTTCTGTTTTTGTTTTATAACCATCTTTAATTGCCTGTCGAACAGCGTAACGGTGCATATAGGCATTTGTCATAGGAACACGATACATAATATCAATCATACCTTGCGCTCTTTGAGGTGTTCTAATAATTACACCTTTTTTGCCTTTTATATCTTTATAGGTAAACCCTTCTCTTTGGAAAAACGGGCTTTCTCGTAATGCGCGGTCATTTTCCATTAGCATATCATACAATAAGTTACCTGTTTTCCTAAATCCCGCACGGTAACCAGCAAACTGTGCGCCAATTTCTAATCTACTCATTTGATTAGGGCTTAAATTTCCATAATAGCCATTAGTTAACTCATATAAAGCGCCACTTGTTTTTCTAATTAAATAATCAGCGCCAAATTCAAAAGGCATTCTAGCATAGGCATCTACGCTAGACATTGTGTTTCCCGCAAAACTTCTTACTAAAGAAGAACCTGTTGCTAGCTTCATGTTTCTTCCCCATTCTGCTAGCTTAAACAATTTACTTCTTTTTACTTCTTTACCTTCATATACATCTCTCATTAATTCAATTAACGTAGCATCATTATTAAAAAACTGTTCATATTCTTTCCAGTTTCGTATTCCCTCTGCTTGCAAATCTCTTAAGTTTCTTTGCGCTCTTGCAGGTTCTGATATGTATGATTTAGTTGTTAAAAGTGATTTTATTAATAATTCCCTAGTAGCTGGATTTCTATTTTTAGCAAATTCTTCTAAAAGAGTAGCGGTAGTATGTATGTGACCCGCTTGAAGTTCTGGCAACGCCTCTACCGAAAGTTTTCCAGTCTCAAGCTCATGGAATACTTTTGCCATATTGTTTTTTTCTCTAGTGCCTCTTTCAATGTCTGCAAGGGTTCTAGTTCCTTTTGCTTTTGCTGATTTCTCTCCACCAATATTATTAGTTAAACTTTCCATCAAATCGACTTGGGATAATTTTACATTATTAGGCTCTTTACCGCTTATAATGTCAACTCTTAAATTGTCAAAATATTCATCCCTAGTTCTTGTAGCTGTCCTTGTTCCTCTAACCTCTCCTTGGCTTTGAGGTAGCTCAGCATTTATTTCATTTGCAAGAACTTTCATGTTTTCTATTGCAGTGTAATCGTATAGCTCTTTAAAATTATCTTTAACATGATTTACCAATACTTTTGGAGCGTTATTTTCTTTTAAATAGCCCATTAAAGCTTTTTTAGTTTTCTTTGCTCCTGTATTTCCTTTTTCCCATAAAAGATTTATGTCTCTTGCAAGCTCCCTGTTCATTTTTTCTATTTCAATTTTTTCTTTTCGCGTTCTACCTGCATTTCTACCCACAGAGCCTTTTGCAGTTCTTCTAGAAACATTGCGAACTATGTCTTTCATTAATTCCTGAGTAGTTTTTAATTTTTGAACTTCATATTGAGTTTTTTCAATTAATTTATTTGCTGCATCGATAGAATTCGCTAATAATTGCTCTCTAGGCGATTTTATTCCAGTCTCAAGGCTTTGTTTTTTTAATTTATTTAATTCTTTTAAATTTATTTCTGTACTTCTACCTAATTCAGATATTTGAGATTCGTATTTTTCAACTAATATATTTTCATTTTGAATTCTACGTTTTAAACTTCTTGGGTCTCTCATTTTACCAACAATTTCTGCGCTAGTTTCTTTTTTTATTTTTGGACCAGCCCGCTTAGTGGCAGTTGTAGGTAGCGGTTGTTCTTTTGTTTTCTTAAAAATTTTAACTATATAATTACCATTTTTTAATTTTCCATAATTAGCAACAACATTTTGACCTACATATTCACTTAGTTTTTGTTCTATATAAGCATCTACTTTTTCTTTTGAATTATATCTTTTAGCAGGTTCTCCTTTAATAGACTCAAGGTTTTTCGCTTTACCTAAGTCTGAAGATTTTTCTATTTTTATTTCTTGAACAACTTCCGCAGAACTTGGTTTTGCTTGTTTTTGTTTTTTTATTTCTTTAGTAATCGAATCTACTTTTTTTTGAACTTTTTGAGTTTCTTTTTTAATTTTATTTATTTCTATTGTTGGACTAGGTATATCTCTTTCAAGATTTATTTCTGTAGATTTTGTTTCTTGTTTAGACTTACCTCTTTTTGTTTTTGTTATATTAAATTTCTTTTTTAATTCTATAACAGCTGATTGTGCCTGTTTTGCATTGGGGGCGTATTGAGCCTCTCCTATTTGGTTTCCTTTTTTATCAAGTTTTTGTATTATGTGAATTTTATTTTGTCTATCATAAAACCTAGAAATAGAAGTTACTTTACCAGATGTGCCAAGTTCTAAGGGTTCAAGACCTTCTTTTTGTACATATTCACCTAATTCAACTTGCTTAGTAGTCTCTTTTTTAGTTTCAACTTTCTTTTTAGTTTTTTTAGGAGTTGTTTTTGTTTCTAGCTTTAACTCTAATTGCTCTGAAATAACATTTGCTTTTTCAACTTTTTTCTCAATTTCCCATTTTTCTAAATAATCAGTAAGCAATTGATTGTTTTTTACAACTTCTGCTTTTTCTTTTAGCTTTACATTTTTCTTTAAAGCTTTAACCGCTGTTTGCATTTCTGGGGTTACTTTTCCCATAGCTGGTCTATCATTTGCTAACTCTACAACATCTCTAAACTCTTTATTTTTTTGAATTATACTTGAGTTCTTTTTTCCTAAGTGCGTAAGCCCACTTGCAGCAAAATATGTGTAAACACCTCCAGTATCAAATATATGTTTTTGAGCATCGGTTCTCATCTTGTTTAATTCATCTCTTGATAAATCATAACCAGCTAAAGACATAAAAGGATTTAAAACATCTAGTGTTCCTGTAGCTAATACTAAATTATTAAATTCTTCAGGGATAAATTTTAACAAGCCAATTACCGCTTCTTCTGGAGTGGCAATTAAAGAAGTTGGAATGTCAATAGCTAATCCGAATAATTCTGGAATTCTACTAATTGCATTAACCCCTAACTGAACTGCAGGTTTTAAGTTTTTAAATTCTCTTGTATCCCACATAGGGCTATCGAGAGCAGTAATTTTTGTTAAACCTTTTTCTGCGAATTGTTGTATAGCAGGAGCAATTTGAGTTCCACTTAGACCAAAAGTAGGATAATCTTGTTTTTCCATTTCTGTAACAACATCAGTAGAACTTGGCTCTGCTGTCTCAAATTGAGGTTGAAACTGTTGTATTAATTGCTGGCTTTGCTGTAAGACTTCTGGAGATACAGTTTCATTTCCTTCTTCTTGGGGTGTATAATTAATATTGATAGCTGTCGAATCTCCCCCAGACTCTGCTAGCATAACTTTTTTAGCTGTTTGAGGGTCATCAAATGATTGATTAATAGAATCTAATACATCAACTGGAACTCCATAAGTATTTACAATTTGTTCATCAGTTATTTCATCAAAATCTTTGTGTTTCCCTTTATTAAATGCTACCCAATTATTCCAAGAACGAGGGCTTTTTTTCTCAATATGTGATGCTAGCGCAATGTTTTCAGCATTATTTAAATCTCCAACAGGTTTGCCAAACATAGACATTGATGTATTATTCCAAACTTTATCGTTTATTTGAAAATATCCATAGTCGGAGCTATCTACCTTTTGACTTGTTTCGTAATCAGAATTTGTAATTTGGCTTAATGCAGCAGAAGACGAATCTGGATTATTTAATTCGTTTTGTAATATTTGGTCAGAGCTATCAGTTGTTGTAATTGAAATATTAGAATCGCTACTAAGCTGTTGCTCTTGCGTGACGTTTTCTGCGTTTACCTTATTATAAAACGTAGCAGAGTCGCCAAAAACCTCTTCGTTCCCCAAGTAGTTTCTAAGTTTTTCTGCTTTTTCTGGGTCTCTTAGCTGTTCGGCAAAAACATTAAAGTCCCCAAAGACTTCTGGGTTAGGGTCGTTTTCCTGTAAGTAGTTAAATAGTTTTTGAGCGTTTTGAGACATAACTATTCCCAGAAACTTCCTTTTTTGGCTTTAGGAGCAACAGAGCTATCTGACTTTTTTTCTTTTCCATATATATCAAAACCTCGCTTAGATAACTCGGTCGTATAAAACTCAAGCTGTTTTTCATTTTCTTTGGTAAAAACAGGTGCTTGCCTACCTTGGTCTATCATATATTGAGTTGCAAAATCATAGTCCTTATCTCTTAGTCTCCTAAGTCTAGCAACTTCTGAAACCATAGCTGCAATATTTTTATCTTCTATCTTTTTTTCTATCGCTTTAGGGTCTTCTGGCTTGAACTGAGCTTTACTAAAGCCTGTGTATTGATAAGACTTTGGCATACCAACTTCTATATCTTCTGGGGTTTGGGTATAATCTTTACCCATAAACTGACCTTTGTATGTAGTGCCGTCTTTAGTAAAATCTTCAAACTTAGGTGCTTTTTCTTGTTGCTGTTTTGACATTAAAGTTTTTACTTGACCATCTCTGCTAATTTCTACCAAATTCCCGTCTACGGTTCTATATTGAGGCTTATTTGCCTGTTGCTCAGCTTCATAATACTTTTCACGCTCACCAGCTCTATGGGTTAAATATGTACTTAATAAGTCTGTAAGTACATTAGCGTTAAATACTTTTTCTCTATATGCCATAATATTTTCCTATTAATATTGAGCAAGCGCTTCGCTTAACTGAAACAATTGGTCTCTTAATGCTTGTTGCGCTTTTGTTTCTTCCATTCCTAATTGTAAATCTGACCTTTCTGCTCCTATTTGCTGTTGTCTATAAGCAACATCGCTTGACATCATACCCCTAGTCATAGCTTGGTCTTGAAGTCTTTGAGCATCTCGTTGGTTTTCCATTTTAGACCTTCTTTGCCTAAGGGCAAATTCTTCTTGGGGATTAGATAAGTTTGCTAAATTAGCCCTGCTTACTCTAGCGTCAGCTTCTGAGCCAATATTGTATGAGCTAGATAAAAAGTTTTCTAGACTAGAAAGGTATTGCTCTCGACTAGATTCAACTTGACCAACTTCGTCTCTTCTTTGAATGTCTCGACCTAGTTTAGCAAGCTCTCCCTCTCGTTCGTTAAAACCTTTTAATCCAGAAAAATAATCTTGAATTCCTTTTTTTCTTGACCCAATTTCACTCATTTGAGAACTTATTCTTGCCCTAGCTTTGTCAGCCGCTGTTCTTCCACCTGTTTTAAATATACCAAAGTCTCCTGACGCTGGATGCCATTTTCCCGGAAAAAATCCCATAACTATCTCCTGTTTCTAAGCATGTTTATTAAACTTAATCCAGCTCCAAGCGCTGGATTTATTAAACCAATTGCAGATATACCTGCTCCTGTCATAGATTTTTTCCTGTCTTCATCAGTTTTTGCTTTAAAAACATTAAAAAGATTTTTTCCTAAGTTAGCAGTTCCTAAAACATTTCCAAAGGCTCCTGCTTTTTCTCCTACTGCGCTAGCTCCAGCTGTAGGGTCTGGTACAGGTACTGATTTAATATTTTGCAAACCCATATCTGCTGGAGATTGCCTTAAAAGCATAGGAGCTTGACTTGGAGCTTTTCCAATCGCACCAGCTCCCATATTAATCATTTGCGGATTTGTTTTTGTAAAATTTGCAATTTGGTCTGAAGGTATGTATTGTGACTGTGGCAAAGGTATGTTAACCCCAGCGCCTGTAGCTGTACCAAATAAATTAGGCTGACCAGCAGATAATGTTTTTTGCAGTCCCTCTCCAGTAATATCTCCCATTGGTGGTGGAACTGGAGCAGGTGGTGGGGTTGCTAAGTTTGAATAATCGTCAAATTTTGGCATATCGCCAAGCTTTTGGTCAGGTAACATGCTAGCTTCAGCCGATGGGATTGCTTGGTTTACGCCTCTTCTTAAACTCTGTAACATTTCGTTACTTTTTTCTACATTTAAATTTCTAGCATAATCCTTACTAAATGGATTTAAAGTTTCTTTTAATCCAATTTTAGGAGATTCTCCACTTACAATATTTGCTGTCCCTTGCTCCATGTATTTGGCTGAAGTTTTAGGGTCAGCCATAAATTCAGTAAATTTTAAATCAGGATTTCCTCTTTTTGCTAAAAGAAAATCTCTTCTAGCTTTAATAACATTTAATCCTGCTTTTCCAAAAGATTGCAAACTTTTTGCAGCAGCTGCGTCTGAGGCTTCCGCTCTTCTCTGTCTGTCTCTTAAGGCTTGTATAAGCATTTGAGTATTAACCTGACCTTCGCCAGCTCCAATACCTTGTCGATATGATTCTAATATTTCTTGATTTGTTGCCATAATATTGTCCTAATTAATTTCCAAAAGTATCATAAAAATCTGTTCCGCTTTGAATTTTAAGCGCACTAGCCCAAACATCGACTGTTGAGCCTGTGTCATTTTCCCAGTAAATCCCAGTAGTTTCTTGGTTTCCTGCGCTATAATCGTATTTTATCATCCCCTTAGTTCCTGCGCTACTTAACGTACCATCTGAAATGTACTGAGTTGTATATCCCATATCTTCTGGGTCTAATGCAACTCCACCAACATCTGAAAAAACAACATAACCAACATTAAATCCAGTATAAGTAGAGCCATTGCGAAAATAAACAGTAACCAGCCAAACAGTTCCGGGTTCTTCCCAGTCTGTTCCTGCTCCCCTAGATAAATATACAGGCTCAATTTCAGGGTTTCCGTTTCCATCGCTATTTCCAGTAGGTGCGTCTATTGGACTGTTTGATTTATTGTAAACAATATAAAGTTTACCGTTATCAACAACAGGAGCAGAAGAATTGCCATAATTATTTACAGCGCAAGCTCTATTAGTATGCGCTCTCATTAATCTATTTGTATCTAATCCGTCCCAAACAGGATACATACTCCATTCTTCCATAGTGCTAGGGTCAGGCAAATCTACATCTGCTTCAGCTTCATCAATTGCCGTAGTGTAATTTGTAAGCCATCCAATGTCGGTTATAATAGACCTATTTAAAAGAGGTCTATATAGTTGGCTAATTTCAAACAGTCCATGTATTTTTGTTCTTGGAGGGCTAAATGTAGGCTGTATATTGTTTCTAAGTGCAGATATAGAAGAAATATTTATTCTTCCTTGAGAAAAAATATTTATAGGTAAAGCAACACCATTTATGTTAAAATTTCTATATGATAACATAGTCATTCCAAAATCAGATTTTACTTCTATACCAAGCCTTTCAGGTATAGCCATTAATCCTTCTTTATCTTCTTCTTCAAGATTTGCTCCAGACGAATCAATTAAAATTCTATTTACGCTTCCAGCAATATCGCTTGTTTTTGAGCTTAAAACAATTCCATCGGCATCCATACCATTCACATTTGAAGTTAATATAAAACGTCCATTTTCACCTATGTTGTTAGTTCCAAGAGAAATACTATAATTTGCTAAAACTTCTTCACTTCCCCATCCTTGCTCTTCCTCTGCCCAAGGAGTCATAGATATAGATACGTCTCCACCAAATAAATACAAACTACCTCTACTACTGTAAATTTCAAGGCTAGTTTCTAGAGACGGTCTAGGTGAAACTAGATAAGCCATAGTGCTAACTTTTCCATTATTGCTATTTATAAAAATATTCGCATTTTCCCTTGCGTTTTGCGTAGATAGTGTAATATTACCTGTTCCCGATACTTCAAAATGACCATCGTCGGTAACAATTTCTGTAGAATCAAGCGTTGTTAAGCCATTTACATCTAAATTGTTTACATTTGTTATATCATTTCCGCCGTGAGATTGATTTCCAGTAAATTCTCTAGTACCATCTTTTTTAATAAACATATCCGTATTTTCTGAGTCTTGTTCTGTTGTAGGGATTGGACTTGACACTAATTGAGCTTGGGTTGTTATATTATGATTTACAACCCTTCTCCATGCGTTTTCAATTTTAACATACTGAACAACACCGATTCCGTCTAGTTCTACAAATGCCAAGTCTCCATGAAATCCTTCACTTGGCTCGGGTTTACCTTTCCTAATAATTGAAGCAGATTGTTTTTTGCCACTTAATACCCTTTCTTGCCTGTTATATGCCATTATTTAACGCTTTTTGCCCTATAGACTATAGTTATATCGTTTATTTCAAAATCGGACGGTATAAGACCAACTACAAATTTTGAATTTGTATCTGGAGCTGTTGAAAAACTAGGAGAAACAGTTGCTATTTTTGAAGAGCCAATATAATCGGTAACTTTTACAGTATTATTAAAATCGCTATCAGGGCTTTTCCATATAGTTAATTTCATGTTGTTATAATAATCGTCAATGGCTGATGCACTAGAGTCTAACGTAATTTGATTAGTTGGACTCCCGCCTGTTGCTTGAGCCGTATTAGAACGAATATTTGAATTATTAACTATTTTAAGAGAAAATGAATATATATTGTTTGCTTGAGAGCTTGTTGCTGGTTTTAATTCAGCTGTTGTCCAAGATGTTGCTGGGTCAAGAGAAAAATAAGCACCAGTTTGACCTGTAAAATACTCACTATAATTTGTACCAGCTTTAAATGTTTTATTGTATTCAGTTCCGCCATTTACATCATAAAGGCATTTTATATTTGGAAGGTTTCCTGTACCCATAGAGGGGTCTCCAGACCTATAGGTTATATATACCTTATAAATTTTTTTTCTAATTGAAGGGTCTCCAAAATCAATATCTTTTGTTATATATGTAAAATGATTAGTATTTGAAGGAGTATGGTCATATTTAAAAGATGTAGCATAGAGGTTTCCAGTTCCGGTTTCTGCTGCCATAAAAAAAGCATTATTATTTTCATCTAACGCCATTTTTGTTATTTTTCTTGCATCGTAATTCCTAATATCATCCACAGTATTGTCCGTAAATGTCCATGCGCCTAACTTCATATTGTATATATACACAACGCCACTATAATTATGAAATAATATTTGATGTTTTTTAGGGGCGTACCCAATAGTTGTTTTTTCTATAGCGCTTGTTGTCACAAAAGATTTCCAAGTATCTTCGCTAATTACGGTTCTTCCTTCTTTTTCCAATAAGTTTACTATTGCCCTTCCGTCATATATGTAGGCTCCAAACTCATTAAAAAATGCAATCCCTCTATCTGTTTTTGTGCTATGATATTCATTTGCAATACCCTTAAACGGATGAATATCTTCTAAGAATTCTGAACCTTGGGCTACGTTAATTATATATAATGTTTTTTCTTTAAACTGCAAAATTCTATCAGCATAAGACTCAAGTTTTATAATATTTTCTCCATCTCGAATAGCCACATCTATAACGGAATCTTTATTTGGAAAAATATCAAATTTATTTACCATGCTTTTTAACATTCTATCTGGATAATTTTCACCACCTTGCTGAACGTTGCCCACATACGCTCTACGACCTTGAATAGTTGCCGTTTTCCATCGGGCGCTTAAAGAATCTATTTTTGAATAAAACCCGTTTAAACTTTTATAAGTGTCAATTAAGTTTGACGCTTCTGGTGTAACTCCCTTTATTACAACAGCGTCATCTAAATTAGACGTATTATCAATAACGTTTGCAAAAGAATATTCATAAGTTTCTGCTTCTGGAAAAAACTTAAAACCTTTATCTATAAAGTCAGTTTGTCCTATTAAATAATGACTGTCGTCTTCTTTTTTCTTATAATACAACTTAGCCCCAACTATTCTTGGGTTTAAATCTGAAGTAGGTTTTATATACATATCATAATTAAACAATACAGAACCACCTGCAATAGTAACTTGATTAAGTTCTTTTGGTTCGGTTGAAGGGTCAACATGACTAAATTTAAATAATTTACTTTCTTGTTCTTCTTCATCATAAAGAAAAGTATAATAAAAACTATAAGTTCCGGGTCCGTATCCAGTTGCCCCAATTCTTTTAATAAGAGCTGGTCCACTTAAATACCACTTAGGAAAAGAGTTATCTACGGTTACAACACCGCTTGATTCTTGATTGTCATTTTCAACTTTACATGAAAAATATGTAAAAGGTTCGCCATAAGGTGGTGGCTCTCCAATAACACTGGTGTGCATACCAGCTTCGCAGACTAAAACATTCCAACCTATTTTTAACTGGTCTACTCCAAACTCAAAAACATAAACCTTTTTTTCTTGCTCTTGTATTGTTAGTGCGCCTATTTGAATAATTACTTTTACAACTCTATCGTATTCTAACTCCCAAAAATAAACAGGTACAATTAATGATTTCTTTTCATTTATAGCATATTCTAAAGACGGATTATCGCTAACATTTGTTTCTATTGCCGAGTAATTACCTAAAGAAGTTGCTTGAGCTTTTTTCTTTCCAACTAAAATATTATTGTCAAATAAAAATGGATAGACATCTTCTGCGGCTGTATAAGTTCCATCTGTACCCCCAGAATAGTTTTTATAATCATCTAAATTAGGACTAAAATCTGTACTGGTCGGATAATCTGCTGTACAGTCGCTTGCGTTTAATCCGTCTCCTGTACCTTTAATAGAATCTTCAATGTTTACACCGACTCTTAAATTAAGAGAATTAGTATTCATCAAAGAACTGCCAACTGCCCCTATATATTCTAGTTTATTAGAGTTTACGCCAGTAGTGTCATCCGCTTTAAAAGGCGTACTAATTAAACATTGACCAGAAACTGGATTAGCGCATTTTGCATTTTCATTATACCAGTTATTTAAAACGGTAGCAGCATCAAGAGATGAAAACAAAGTTCTTCCTATATATCCATACCAATCTGTTAAATTATAATCATTTGCATCTCCGATTCTTAAAACTCCATCAGCGGCAAAAAAAACTGGTCTAGCGCTACTATTTGCTAAAACTATTTCAGATGTACTCCAACCTCCGCTATCTAAAACATCAATATTTTCGTTGTTAACATCGTGAAGAAAAATTAATGATTCATCGTTAACTGAATTATCAGAAACTTTTCTATCGCTTCCCATAACAAACAAACCTTCTCTCCTCACTGTTTCACTTGTAATGTTTGCACCCGTAGTTGTTCCAGTATCAAATTCACCTTGAGTTGTAAGTTTTCCTAAATTTGTAATTCCAGCTTTAATATCAGGAGACTCTTCTTGAGTTACGTCTCTTGGGTCAGCGTTTGAATTTACTCCCCCGTGAAATTCTCTAATTACATAGGTTTGTTTTGCCATTATTCGCTACGAGCTATAAATGGAGCTAGCGCACTATTATATTCTGCTAGAATTTCTTGATGTTGAGCGCGATGAAGGCTAACAAGCTCAGGGTCTTCATCTTCGTTATAAAACGTAATTGCTCTTAGTTTTAATTTTGCAGCTGCACCTAAAACTAGCGCGTGTTCTAGCTCATCTGGAAATTTAGTAACAGAGCTAGCGTCATGTTCAATTGTTGGATTATCCATTACATAATATCTTGTTGGATTACTAGCAGATGGCTCTGGATATACATAAACATCGTTATCGTTAAATGTCCACCTAGGAGCTTCGTCTGTAGCATAATAAATACTATGTGGGTTTTGTATTTTTCCTTGTAAAGAAGCATCAATAAAAACACAAGACAAATATAAACTTGAAGTATCATCGTCTTCCCTTCTTTCTACTAAAGCTATTCTTGAGTTTTCTAAATTAGTAGCGATAGGATTAGATGTAACATTTGAGGATTTTGTTGCAAATTGAATAAATATATCTGGTCTTGCTTTATTAATTATATCTTTTGCCGTATCTTGGAGTGCATCCTGTATAGCTTGTTGATTTGCTGCGGCATCATCAGAACCTACACTTGCAACGGCTCCAATTATATCTTCAATTCTTGTTTGAAAATCAGCCATTAATCATCAGCTCCAGTTAGGTTTTCAATTGAACCATTTCTTGTAGTAACAAAAACCTGCATTGGGTTTGGTATTAAATGAGGCATTGGTTCTTTTGCGCGTGATGTATCAATATATTCTTGCTCTAGTTTTTTTGCTAATCCCATATGCCCGCTACCAACTTGAAGATTTCCTCCAAGATTTAAAAAATGTCCTAATGTGTTATGAATTGCTGCCGGAATTAATTGCTCAGGCAAATCTACTCTGCTAGCTATACTAGATTTTGGTTCTGGTTTTGCATAGTAATAAACTTTTAATGTATCTCCAGAATCAGGATTTTTTGTTAAATAAAGCTTATGTGTGTCTTCCTGCCAAAATCCACCACTGGAATACGCAGTTGTACTTCCAGAAGAATCTACTGCTACAGAAAAACTATTAGCATCTACTTTAGTGATTGCAAGTCTTTTGTTGTTTAAATGAGATACTTTGCTTGCAGTTACATAATGTCCTTTAATTTCGCTAAAAACAACATAGTCTCCAGTTTCTAATCCGTGAGAGGCTGACGTTACTACGCTTGGAGACGCTCCCGTTACCCCTGTAATAGAACCTGTAGATGTATCAGTTTTTATATAATATCCGATTTTAGAAACATCATCATCTTCTACATTAGATATAATTGCCGATTCATCAACAAAGGGTACATCTGCTTGGTCTAGTTCAACTTTATAAACTTGTCCAGAGTAATTACCTTTTGTAAAAATATATTCTTTGCCACTTGAGGTAAACGATTGAAAATCTTTTTTACGAACTGACCTCATTGCAATATCGTTTACAGCTTGGTCAAAGTATATTTCCATTAAATTATGCGATACAGGAATTTCAACGCCACCAGCAATAACTCCAGTATCAATTAATTCATACGCTTCTTGGTATCTCATTGTTTTTTCTTATTTTTGTTATATTTTTTTCTAGCTCTACTTGCCTTTTTTACACCTTCAGGCGTATAAGAAAATTTTACTCCACCAACATCAGGCATAACTAAACCTCTTTCTTTTTTTGCGTTTTTTACGAACACGAGATTTTTTCTTTCCTAGCGTAGTTGTCATTCTTGACGAACCATCACTGAATTTTGTTGCTCCCGTTCCGTATGTTGTTTCTTTCATATTTTTTCCTAACTTGAGGGCGGTTGCCCGCCCCCAAGCGATTATTAGGTTTTAGACTAGCTTTAAGATAGCGTGTGTTTGTTCGTTACGAATTTCAACACCAACTTCCATTAGCCATTCATCAGTTTGACCGTCACGACCATCCTTAACAATGTCTTTGCGAAGTTGCATATCACGACCAGCCAACGGACGAATTGCAAAATTCGCAGGGTCAACCGCAACAGCGTAATCTTCTAAAGAACCATTTAGATATGGATGAGGGATAAAGTCTAACTGACCAACTGGACCCATATAAGAGCGAACTCTTAGACCAGTTGATGTTTTTTCTCCAGTATCATAAAAACCAGTATCAGCAGTTCTAGTAGCGGCAACAAGTTGCACAAGCCACTTATTAGAACAAAATACGGTTTTTCTCATTGAACCTGAAACCATATCATGGAATAGATATTCTGAGACACCATCTAAATTAGAAAGACCTGCGCTATAATCCCATTGCATATTGGTATTGCTAGCACCATTCAAGGATGAAACTGCACCAGCGGTGCTACTAACATCAAAGCCTTGAAAAGTACGTTTTGGGTTTTCAGCGGTTGCATCAAGAGAGATTGCGCCATTTGTTAAAATAGCCCATTCAACATCACCTTTGATTTTTGCTAGTTTTCTAGCTTGCAACCTTGCTAACTCTGAACCGCCGTAATGCTTTGCAGCTTTTGCAGTTCCAGTTACTGTGTATGGCTCGCGAAAAATTTGCGTACAGTTTTTCAACCTACGAACTTTTTTACGAGTTTCTACACCAACAGCAGAACCTTCAGCAATACCTGAAATGCCATTTTCACGCATAAAGTAATCAGCGTCAGCGAAATTAGCTTGACCGAAACCATTAGTTCCTGCATGGTTTTGATAGCCGTAATAATCTGTTGCTGTACCATTATCATAAAAACGACCTGCATTGGCAACATATTCTAATGTCATTACACCAGAACTATTTGCGACAATCAAGTCTGTACCATCTGTTTCATTTTCAGTATTGTAAGCATCAAGGCTGGTATGTGCATGCGCCCCAATGAATTGAACCATTAGGTCTGTTGCTGATGCGTGATTCACATCTTTGCCAAGAGCAATACATATTAAATGCGTTATATCAGTGTCACTAAATGAACTTCCTGAATGAGAAGCGGCATATATACCGCCAACTTCAAACATTTCCATTTGGGCTTGCCTTTCGCAAATTAAGATTGAATTATCGCCATTATCAGCTGCAAGTGTTGTGTCTGAGAGTTGAGCGGCAGTTGTTGTAAACTTCTCACTCTTTTTAATCATGTACTCGTCTTCCATCCACTCAAAGATAGGGACTGGAGTCACTACTGACTTCATTCCGAACATAGAGAAAATGGGAGTAGCATTAGGATTGTAGTAATGGATTTTTTCTCCTAGTTCAAGGACCTGTCTTTGTGTTGAGTCCGAGAACTGAAGAGCTGTACCAGTACCATAACTTGTAGGCATATTATACCTCCTATTTATGTTACGATAGCGCTACAATCCTTTCTATGGGATTATAACACTATGTATTTGTATTATTAAATTCCATAATCCCTTTCCAAAAATCATCTACTGCTTTCTCTTCTGGTTCAATAGCTTGAGGAGCGTTACCGCTTACAGCGGCTGCGCTATTCTGCTTATTCTTTACCTTAGGAGCTTGCCCAGTTGATTTTTGCTGGGGACTATTCCCTTTGTTTGATAAAGTTTTCCAAATTTGAACTAAGTTCTCCTGAGAAACATTATTTGGGTCAGCCATAAATTGTCGATATTCAACAACTTCTGTATCGCTTAACCCCATTTTCTGCAACTCTGCGGTTTCTGCGTCAAAAGCCTGAGACTCTGAAAGCTCAGATTTTAACTTTTCAACCTCCATCATGGCTTGAGTAGCACCTTGACGTATAAGCCATTGGTCTTGTTCTGCTCTCCATTTAGCGGAGCTAGAGTTTTCAATGCTTTCATCAAGAACATCATAATCGTCTGGCTTAACAGGCGGAGCGTTTACATCCTTTTGTTTTTCTTGTACTGACTCAGTCAGTTTTTGAACCACATCTGGATTAGTGGAAAGAAAATCATCTAATTGTGCCAGTTTTGCGTATTTATCTTTTTCACCACTCCATTCATTTCTTTCCTTATCAGTTTTTGATTGGAGTTGCTTATATGCTTCTGCTAGCTTTTGTTTTCCTTCTTCGTCATTTTTGAACTTGTTCTCAATTAACCATTGCTCAATCTCAGATTCATTATTTTCTGGTTGTACTTTATCACTTTTCTCATCAGATTGAGATTCCTGAACTTTTTCAGCTTTTTGCGAATCAGCTTGTTGTTCTTCAACTGGCTGTTCTTCAGCTTCTTGCGAAGAGCCTGAGTTGAACTCATCGAGTTCAGCCATAAGGTTATCTTCATTCATTTCTTCATTCTGATTTTTCTGGTCTTCATTTGTCATACGATGCTCCTTTAAAGTTATCCGCTATGCTTGCGGAGCTTTGGATTCTGAGTTAATCGCTTGTTTTACGACAGATAATTCCTCACCGACCATGCGGGTTTTATCTCTTTGTCGTGCTTGTTCTAGCTTAGCATTGGACTTAACACTGCTTACCGCCTCAGAAACTGGTTTGGTAGCTTCACTTATTTCAGCCCTCATGTTAGCATGGAACACTTCTCTTTCTCGAGTTTGCAAGTCTCCTCGCATTCTCTTGAGTTCTTCTTGCGCTTGTTGTAATTGCGCTTGTAAATTTTGTATTTCACCCATTCTTTGCATTAGAGACGCTTTATCTATGTCTCCTTTCATATTCATAATAACTTGGGTTTTATCATAAATGCCAGCACTTAATAATTGTAAATCTTTTTGCAAATCAGCCATTGGAGAAGTAGACCTAGTTGAACCAACAACAACTCTAACGTCAAATTGTGATGTTTGCATATCATATAATTTTTTAACAGCTCCCGTCTTATCATCAATCACTGGTATATTTAATGTTAGTTCACTTTCATCTCCAGCGGGGCTAACTATTCTTAAAGTTCTTTGTTGGTCGTAAACTTTTGGCATCCATTGAGTGACAACCTTAGCTGTTCTTGTTAGCATGTCATATATTGGTAATATTTTCCAATTTTGCTTTCTAGATGAAGATTCGTCCATTATTTGAGCTTCACCAACAGTTCCGGGCGCACCTTGAGAATTTCCCTGAAGAAATTTATAAGCACCAAAAACTGTTTCTATATCTACTTCGTATCTAGATTTTTCAGTATATAACTGAGACGATACAGCTGGCGGAGCAAATTCTTTAATTTTACCAGTAGCTAAAGCGCCGGGATTTGCCCTAATAATAGCATTTGGTATATGCCATTTTTGAATTTCACTTGCATCAATAGCTCCATCTTCATAAAGAAGTTTAAAGTTTGTAGTTGCATTTGTATGGGATATAATTAAAGCTTCAGTTCTATTGAGCATGCGTTGTGGTGTTTTGGCGTGCCTTACATCGCCACTTGGGAAGGGATTACCAGCATGCTCATTGCAAGCTACTGCTATTGGATATTCTGATATTGGCAGTATCTCATCATATAGAACTGTGTCTCCAACGACAAAAACTTCTCTTATTCTTGTCTGGTATGCTAATTGCTCAGTGATAATTCCTTCTTTTAAAAATTCTTCATATTTATTATCTGATATTAATTCTTTATATTGTTTTTTATCGTAAAGTTGATTTTTACCTGTATTTGTATCCAATATTAAAGCGTATGGAATATTTACTTTTTTAAAGTAACAATACTTCCTTACTCTTGATTGATGGTCTAGGTCATGCTCTCCCCTAGTTTCAATATGGTCTCTTGAATAATTTCCAGATTGTTTTTCATTCCTTTGGTGGTTTTCTTCTGCTTTTTCTATTTCTTTAGCGTACTTAGGGAAAATTACTTTTAAATGTTCTTTCGTGTGTAAATCAGAATAAATTATTGAACTTGCATCGCTAAAATCTGGCATAGCGCTATTCGGGTCTACAAAAATAGACTCTGGGGGCATTCTTTTTACTTTTATTGTCCCCAAACCTCCATCACCTTGCCAATCTGGGTATATATACATATAAGCCAAACCTTTTACAATAAAATCTTTACAGGTTTGCCTAAAAGCAACATCAGCGTCGGAATCATACCAGATTTTATCTAATAACTGGTCAAACACGAACGCCGCATCGTTATCGGTTTTTCCAACAGAGTGGACATCCCATTCAGGAGCAGATGCGGCGATATTCGCTAGTACCTGCTCTACGGCGGGGCGTATTTTGTTATTCGCTTCGGGGGGTTGTCCCACGCTGAGCAAGTAATTTTTTTGGTTCTTCGTTAACTGAGAACCAAGATAAAATTCATGGTCCTCTGCCATCTGGTAGCGGTATTCACTAGAAGAACTTTCATAAAGTAAATATTCTGACCTTACTTCTTCCGCTGAAATTTTTTTAGTATCAAGCTTTTGTAAGTTTAACATATGTTATGCAATAATGTTACAAAATTATGTATATATTTTCAAAATTTTTTATTTAATAAAATTAAAGTTGATATAGGAACTAATATAAGCTCTGAGGTATTATTATCTCCGCCTTTTACAATGTTTGCTAAGTCGTTTAAATACATGTACTTAACTGCTTTTCTAAGTTTATCAACTCGAAACATTAACATAAATTTAACATCTCCATCTATAGTAAATACCTGAATCCACCACTTTGCATCGGTAATAGATATTCCAGATGGTTTTCCCCTAGAGCGTATTTCTATAGCAACGTTTCCAGTATCAGCCCAAATATCTCTTTCGGTCTTAACTTCTATTGAGCCTTCGCCCTCAAATAATTTCCTTACCTTTTCTTCGTAGACTTTTCCGAAATCAAGGTCAATATCAAAATTGCCCACTAAGCTTCAACAAAGTCAGCAGCGCTGAACATTTGCCCTGTTTCCCAGTCTACTTCCGTAATTGGTGGTGGAGGTAGCCATTCTCCTTTTTCATTTTGCTCTACATCAGGCGCCCATATATCGTCGATTGCCCACCTTAAAGAGTCTAAAGTATCTTTTTTAAATGTTCCATGTTCTTTAAAATTTAAAAGTTCTGTTTCTAATTCTTCATGGGATTCTTTTAAAAAAACAGAATGAGATGCAAAATGTGGTTGCATTTGTTTAATTCTATAATATTTAGCCTTAATTGCCTTTCTTGTATTAATATTATAAAACCTACCTGTTTCTTTTGAGTGTCTGCGAACATAGTCTGCTAGCATAACATGACCTGTTTCTTCAATTTTAATATCTCTAGGGTGGTACATATCAGCTAACTCAAATAATTTATCAGCTCCATCCATAGGAGCCACTTGACCTCTAAAGTAATCAAGAACATAAATATTATATTCTTTGTCTACTGCTATTACCATAATTACAGTATAATCTGCTTTCACATTTTCACTAGAGGCTGGGTCAACGCCAATAAATATATTTACAGGTAATTTTACTCGTCTCCCTTCATCTGTTCGCATAACAAAGCTTTGCTCGTCTTCATACATATACCTGCCTTCCCAATATCTCATATCTCTTTGCTTAAATATTCTAAAACTATCATCAACTGGTATATTTTGATACTCTTGGTAAAAGTACGCTATATCTCCTTCAGATTTCAGCCTTTCTCTTTCACCCATGAGCCAAGAATAAGGTCTCCTATCCTCCCAGAGAACCTTTACGTTTCCATTTTTATCTAAAAACTCATTTCCAGACGTACCAAATTTACCTTTTGGTAAATCTTGCGGAACTGCCTGAAAAAACAAAGACTTCCAACCCTTGACTTTATAATTTCCTTCCTTATCGTAAGCTAAAGGACCAGCAATTCTGTTGAGATATGCGTCTGTATCTACGATTGTACCGATAAATACAAGCTTTGCGTCTCCAGAACCGGGAATTACCGCAGCGTTTAACCACCTTCTAAATTTATCCCTTGCTGTAGGGGTAGTGCTGTTTGATTCGCCTTCTCCATCGTCAATTATTGTTAAAGTTGGACGATATGCTCCATATTTTAAACCACGAACTTTTTGACCAGTACCTCTTATAAGGCATTTGCACATAACATTTGGTTTTCCGTACTCATCAAACCCGCCAATCACTTCTTTTTCTTCTTTTCCCCACACAGACCCTTTTCTATCTCCAAAGAAATATTTAATTTTAGGATTAAACTCTATTTCGTTACCAATTGCCTCCAAGTTATACTTAGATTGCATTTCGGACTCTGAAATAAGCAATAAAAAACGTTCTTCTCCAAATAAAATTCGATGTAGTGGGTATATTAAATTTATAAAAGTAGATTTTGCATGGTCTCTAGGGGCAACTACTGCAAGTTTATCGCCACTATCCATATCTATCAATGTTTTTGCTATTTTTCTATGAAAATCTGGAGATTTTGACCTGCAATGATAGTGCATTGAGTTTTCGGGGTCTCCAAATAATACATCGGCAAATGTAAAAATATCAAGATACATAGCTTCTAGCATTTTTTGTTTATTATCAGCTTTTGCCATATTTACCTGTATATTTTTCTAACTCTTTTATTTGCTCTTTGTATAAATCTACTTCATCTAATAGTTCTAGTATAAATTTAGCAACAATACCATCAACAAAGTAAGGTTCATCGTCTATATGAACTATTCCCGGCTGAGTAGCATCAATATCCTTACCCTTGTACGGCTGATGATTTTTTTTGCTTTTCACTTTTGACAATTTCTGAGCCATATGTTGTCTCTGCAATTGTTTTTCTTACAGATGCCAATTTTTTTATGTCGCCATCAGATAAAGCAAATACACCTTCTACTTGTTCTTCTTTCTTTTCTTTTGTTAAGTGACCAAGCATATCGCTTACTCTATTTAAAGCATTTAATTTTGTTGCAGCTGGGATTTCTACATTTTCTATCATATCTCTATATTTATTTGCAACATAATCATCATCTAAACCCATTGCGCTTAATTTTTCCCTCATATTCATAGCGATATACTCCCTAATATGCTTTCTTTTAAGTATTCCCATACCGCGCCTAAGCGCTTGCTCTGGGTTATTGTCTTTATAAATTGATTGGTAGGCAAGAATAATAGACTCAGCTTTCCACATTCCAAGTTTGTCAGACTCACCATTTAAAAACAAAGCATCTACAAATGTTCTTTGTTTCGCTGTTGGTCTAACATTTTTTACTAAATCTTTTCCAAAATAATATTTATCACTATAATAATCTGGTTGCTTTTGAGCGTAAACATGTTTTTTATGCACACCGCATTCTCCGTAACCAGTACGGATAAATATATATGATTTTTTAATATTTGAATGATTCGCTGTCCTGCGACCAGTAACTTGGATAATTTTTTTATCTTGGGTTTGTATCCATTCTCCAACTTCAGCATCTCGCCAGTTCTTAATGGGCTTAATCCCAAGTTCTAAAGCTTCTTCCTCTGTATAAACGTCAAACCTCTTACCTCTACATTCAATTTTCATTATTAAAATGGGGTTTTTTCTTCTTTGTCTTCTACTTTAAATGAAATATACTCAACTCCAGACTGTCCAACCTTTTTCCACCCAGCTACTTTAATGTCGCGACCACCAACTTTACCCTGACCTGTGAAGTCTGGTTGTGTTTCTTTAGTTTTTTCGTTGTTAAACACTGAAAATGTATCGTCTTTTTGTTCAAATGGCATTTATAACTCCTGAATTTGTTAAAAAAATAATTTTAAGCCCCGCAATAAATATAGCCATAATTAGATGTTAATCAAAAGGAAAAAAGGTTGAGTTCGCAACCTAAGGTTAACCAACCTAAGGTTTATTTAATTTAATGTTTTTCTTTTTTAGTTTTATTTATATATATAATTCTAATACTAATTCTATTTCTAAGAAATGCTATAAAGTGCCATTAGCAAACCTATGGCAAGAATATAGCCTAGCTATAGCTATGCCATAGTTTAGCCATAGATAAAATATAGCCTAGCCATACTAGTATTATATGTTTATAGAGAGAAAGTGAAATAATGAAGTACCTCTCTCTACTTTACCCACTCAAAAATTGTGCAAAAAATGGATGGGAGCTACCTTACGTATGGACACCCCCCTCTTCATGCGTTTCGCGTAGGAGATTTTCGTTGAGCATGCGATTCGTGTTGACATCCCTCTACGCGTACCCAAACATTATTTTCTATCCCTGCTAGCTTATCCATTATGCACCATTTACCTACTAATTGTACCCACTTTACCGACGATAAAGGAAAATATGCTAGGTTTTACTATCATTTCATGCCTAAATTTGAGGGTAGCCATCGAGCAGTATTCGATGGATTTGTGAGTAACTAATAATAAGCGCGAAGGAACACCCTTCGCATAAGGAGAATAATCGCTATGATTAACTATTATACACCTAACAACGAAGTTGTTAACCGAAACGATGTAAACACCCAAACTAGCACCGAACGCGTAGATATTCCTACACATGAAGAAGAGCAAGCTCTTCTCGCGTATGAGGAACACTTTCGCCAAGATGAACTAGCTAGCTTTGTCAGGAACGCGCAAAACCGTGCGAAATTAAGCGCAGTTTACGACTTTGAAGCTGAACTTCAGAGACGCGAAGAGTCAGACCTACCGAACCCACAAGACCACGCGATGAATAACGCGCTGTCTAACGGCTTCACTATCGACGAGTCTTCCGACGGAATCACGCGTTGGAATCACCTCAACGCGTAGACTGTAACCGACGAGATACACAAGGAAAACAAACCCTAGACAGGAGTCTATCCCTTTGGGATAGCTAGGTTCGAGTCCTAGTTAGGGTTCTATGGCAAGACTATAGCAAAGCTATAGCACAGCTATAGCCAAGCTATGGCATAGCCATAAGTTAAGAGGAAAATACCCTAAGTGGAGTAGCTAGGGAGTAGTTAGGGAGTAGTTTTTAACTACACCCTATAAACACCCTAAAATACCCAAGAATGCTAGAATATCCTATAGTGACGGCATAGGACACCCTAGCAAGAATAATAAACATAGCCGTCGAAATGGAGTAAATACCCAAATGAGAGAGTTAACTGAGAGCATAA